TGATGGCAGAGGCAGCGGTACAGCAGGCTCTCGCAACGGCCGCTGGCCATGCACTGACGGCAGGACAGGCACGTCAGGCAGCTATGGAGGTCATGCTTACAAACGTTCGCCGTTCACTGATAGTCGCCACGAAGGAACTCGCAGCGGCTACCCTGATGAACCCCTACGTGTGGGCTGCAGCAGCCATCACTACGCTGGTGGTGCTGACATACAAGCTCGCTACCGCCGAGGATGCAGAGACTATCGCCCGTCGTAAGGCCAACGAGGAAATGCAGAAGTTCGCCGACGGTCTCGACGAGCAGAAGAATAAGATTCAGGGCTATATCAACACCCTGCAGGATGCAAGCGCGACGGAATACGATAAGGCCGTAGCGTGGGAAATGCTGTCGAAGGCCGCTCCTACCCTTACGGAGAAGTATTCGAAGGCAGAGGTGGCCACTATGGACTTGGCTCAGGCCAACCGTGAGCTGAACCAGCAGATGAACGAAGCCAACTTCGAGCATATCCAGCAGAAGGTTGACGAACTGAGGGAAAAGCTTGAGGTGACTAAGGCCGCTTATGAGGAAACGGTGAACGCTGCGACGTATGGATATACGACTACCAATAACACATCGAAGAAAGATGTGGAGGAGGCCGAGGCCGAACTGGATATCTATATCTCTAAGCTCGTTGAAATGAATCGCATCAGACAGGAGATAGCTGAGAACAGCAAGCCTCTCGAGATAAAGATTCAGGAAGCCAACGAGAACGTCCAGGCGAAGGAGGAGATATACAAGTTCTACAAGAAGGCCGCTGATCTCGCCGGTATGCTCAAGGAGGCTCATGATATCGCCGAGGGTACGATATCGAACACGAACATACCCACAGACTACGAGAAGGTCGCCGAGGATGTCCGCAAGAAATACGATGACCTTATCAGTGACCTGCAGGAAGAGGTTGAAGACCTCAGAAAGAAGGTCGCCGAGAGTCCTGCCGATATCAAGCTGAGACTCGCGCTGGAGGAGAAGCAGAAGGCCCTCGACGATATCCTGAACATGAAGGCCGGCTGGGTGGCCACTGGCGCCACGACCATTCCGCTGTATTTCCAGATTCACTACAAGGAGGCCGAGGAGGGTCTTGAGAATGCGAGGAACAACGGCAAGGAGGGTATGTACTTCAACTATGTCACTGGCAAGTACGAGAGAAGCGCAAGCGCCGCTCCTACCAAGACCGCAGCCCAGTGGAAGGCCGATGCCTACTCGAAGTGGAAGGCCGCTGAGAAAGCCCTTGATGACTACTACAAGCAGAAGGACGAGGTCGATAAGGAAACGTTTGATAAGAAGGTCGAGCAGCTTCAGGCCGATGTCGATGACGCTAAGAAGCAGTATCAGAAGTATGGCGGTTCCACCTCTGGCAAGAAGGGCGGTACGAACGATGTCGCAAAGAGACGTGCCGCTGCACTCCAGGAGGAGAGACGCTGGCAGGAGGAGCTTGATGACCTCCGCAAGAGACTTGACGATGCACGCAGTGACGTGCGTATATCATATATAAGGAACGAGGGCGAGCGTGAACGTGCCGAGCAGGACGAACAGCACCGCCGTAACATCCGTCAGATCGAGGAGCAGGCCGAGGAAATGAAGAAGGCCGTCTATGAGCATAACAAGCGCGTCTGGGAGAATGCCCACAAGGATGGTGTCTATGAGGACACAGCCGAGGGTAAGGCGGGCTGGCAGGGTGTCACGCTGTCCGAGGACCAGAACAATCTCATAAAGGCTCAGCTGGAGAAGGAGCAGAACGACTATTCACGTATCATACAGCAGAGGTACGTCGACGAGCTGACTGGCATGTACGACTACCTGAAGCAGTACGGTACGCTCGAACAGCAGCGCTATGCCATATCCAAGGAGTATGACCGCCGTATCGCCGAGGAACACAGCAAGAGCCGTAAAATGATGCTCGAGGCTGACAAGAAGAGCGCACTGTCTAAGGTGAACGCTCAGGCTATGGCTATGAGCATCGACTGGAATCAGGTGTTTGGTGGTATCGGTAACGTCCTCGAGGGTATCGCAAGAGAGACGCTTCAGAAGGTCGATGAATACATGAACACGAAGGAGTTCAAGGAACTCGACGCTGCTGACAAGAAAGCCTACTATGACCTCAGAAGCCAGTTGGTGGATGCAGGTGGTGTTCAGAGTGCCAGCCCGTTCAAGGCATCGACGTGGGATGATATCGCCAAGTATGCCGACGAGTACAAGCAGAGGGTTAGGGATTTCCTGAACGCACAAGAGACACATAAGAACGCTGTCGATAAGCTGATTGCAGCCGAGAAGGAGCTGCAGGAGGCCACAACGCCTACCGCTAAGATGATGGCTCAGATGAAGGTCGACATGGCCAACCAGGCCGTCGCAGAGTCCTCAGAGGCCGTCAAGAAGACCGAGGAGGAGAAGAACAAGGCCAACCAGAACCTGAAAGGCGCTACTGATTCCGCTACTCAGGGACTGAGGAAGTTCGACACCATACTGGGACAGCTGACGTCGGGATCGCTGGGAGGCTTCGCAACTGGTATTTATAACCTTATCAATCAGATATCTGGAAGCGGCAAGAAGGTGGCCGCTACGTTCAGCGAGATAGGCGGAAAGGTCGGTGGTATCATCGGTGCCATCCTGCAGATTATCGACGCGCTGGGTGAAGACCCTGCACAGTTCATCGAGGATATCCTGAATAAGATTGCAAAGGTCATTGAGGCCATCCTTAAAGACCTGCCGCAGATTATCGCCAACGTCGTACAGGGCGTGGGTAATATCATCGGCGGTGTGGTATCGGGTATAGGTGGCCTGTTCGGCTTCGACATGAGTGGTGTCTTCGGAGGTGGTACTAAGAACTTCGAGGCTGCTACGAAGAAGTGGGGCTGGCTGCTCGACACGTGGAAGGATAACCTTGAGTACGAGAAGAAGCTGATGGAGGAAGCCTACGGTGAGGGTGTTTCCGCTATTATGACGAAGACCGAGCGAGACCTTGAACTGACGCAGAAGGCCGCAGCGGAAATGTACCGTGCCTGGGCCTCTGACGGTGCCGGCTGGTTCTCACACTCGAACGGCTATGAGGCTAACAGAGACGCGAACTGGGGATATCTGTGGGAGAGTGATCCCGAACTGGCGAAGCGTATGGGTGCCGAGCTGAGGAACTTTATGGGTACTCAGTTCCAATATGTAGCCAACGGTGATATATCAAGGCTGTTTGACCTGTCTGCCGACGAACTGCGTGACCTGAAGTACAGCAACCGTCAGTTCTGGCAGTCGCTGTCTGAGGAAGCCCGTAAGTACCTTGACATGATTATCGAGGCAGACGATGAAATGAAGAAGGCTGTCGAGGAGGCACGTGAGCAGCTGACTGGAATGTCGTTCGACTCTCTCACGTCGGACTTCAAGAGCCAGTTGATGGATATGGACTCTGATGCCAAGACGTTCACGGAGAAGTTCGAGAAGTATATGCAGAACGCCATTATCTCGAGCCTGATGCTGTCGAAGTACAAGGCACGTCTGGAGCAGTGGTACAAGAGTTTCGCCGAAGCCTCTGAGTCGGGAAGCGAACTGACGAAGCAGGAGCAGGACGCCTTGAAGAAGGAGTACCAGGATATCGTCAACGATGCCTTGAAGGAGCGTGACGAACTGCGTAAGTCTATGGGATGGTCGGGCGGTGCCTACACTCAGGAAGCCAGTTCCAAGGGCTTCGAGGCCATGAGTCAGGACACTGGCGAGGAGCTGAACGGCCGATTTACCGCCCTGCAGATATCGAACGACGCGATCAGCAGTCAGATGATTCTCGCTGTGGAGCACCTGACAAGCATCGTGACGTTCAGTTCGTCCATGGCCAGTGACGTCTCTGAGATTCGTGCCCTCGTGTTCACATCGACGGGCTATTTGGAGGATATGGTGCGATATGCCAAGCTGATGTATGTGAAGCTGGGCGGTTCGCTCGAGGATATTGCTAACAACACTAAGAATTTATAGCCATGCCAAAGGGAGAGTTGTTCATAAACAGTAAGGACGCATACGACGAGTACGGTCTGTCGCTGTCCGACGGTGCGCTGTCGGCACTGATGACCCCTGCGCCCAACAAGTCACTGATAGAGAGTGCATACAGGAAGCTGCCAGGCAAGAAGGTAATACCGAAGGATGTCGTGCAGGATTCGAGGGAAATGAACCTTGAGGTGCATATCACTGCACCCGACAGGAGCACGTTCTACCAGCGGTACGGTGATTTCTGCAATGAGCTGAAGAAGGGAGTGTTGGAGATTCGTACGAGTTTCCAGCCAACCGTCTATTACCGCTGCATCTATCTGTCATGCACTCAGTTCAGTCAGTTCGTCCAGCAGATGGCGAAGTTCTCGCTGAAGCTGTCGGAACCAGACCCGACGAACAGGGACGAAACTGATAAAAACTCTTAAATTTGACGTTTTTATTTGTTTTTCAAATAGAATTAACTATTTTTGTGCCGTTATGTTAGAGATTAAGAGAATAAGCGGAGAGACTGTCATATCCTTTGAGGAGGTGCCGACGGGTTCATTGGTTCACAGGGAGCTGATGGCCGACCACTTCGTCAAGGTTCCGTTTACTCTCGTCGCCCCTGT